TCAGGACTTTATCCGTTTGCCGGTCATCATCTTATAATGCTGGCTTTGGCCGAGGGCGTCAAAGATCATCCGGAAGACCCGCTTATATGCGTCGACGTCCTCGCAATCCTCAACGTAGTTCAGGCCGTCGCTGATGCCGTTGGGATTGTTAATGTATGCCAGCAAGGAAGACGCCAGCTGGTAATCCGTCATATCCGGTTTCTCGCCCTCGACCTGCTTGATGAACTCGTTTCGGTGCTCGTCCAGCACAATTTCTCGCAGGTCACTTCCTTCATATCCGCAGAGCTGCAGGAAGTAGTATTCGAGAATGCGGCGCATTACGTTTAGGGCTGGGATCGTAGACTTGATATCCCGGAGCTCATCCCACAAAGCGGCGTAGGAGTTCTGGACCGGATTATAGTTTTCTTCCTCGGTCGGGATTTCCTTGCTCTGACGCTTGCAGAGCTTGATAGTGGAGATGTTGTCGTTCTTCCGGATCATGTAGAACGATGTGCAGTTGTAATACCCGACCTGCTGGTAAGTGACTTCACGGTGGAAGTACACGTTGTGGGTCAGGACGAACAACTGCTTGATGTAGTCACCGGGGACCTTCGGATTCAGGTACTCAGTATTGTTCCGGCAGACGTTGATCATCTCACGGACGATTGCGCTGACGAGGAACAGGGCCGTGCTATCCATACTGGACACCGGGTCATCGATAACGACGATCTTTTCCTTGAGCTCCTCGCTACTCATGCTGCCACGTACCTGATGATAGAAGTACAGGAAAGCGATGAAGTTGCGCTCGCCCTCACTGAGATTTTCCGCAATGGAGCCGTCCTCACGGATAACTTCATAAACATTCTCCACGCCTTCTTTCGCACGAATGCTGAAGCCTTGGAAACCAGAATCCTTCAGAATCTTGTTGATGCTGTCGATGGCGGCCTCGGTGTTCGCATTGTGCTTATTCAGGGCGGAGATCTCATTTGTCAGGTCTCCGATTTCTTTTCTGAGCTTCTTGCCACGTTCGGTAACGTCATCGATTTCCTTCTGAAGTCGGTCGACCTCATCCTGATAGCTCTTCACGTCAGCCGCCAGCATGAACGCAAGATACTGCATGATTTCCGTCTTGCATTTGCTCTTGCTGGATCTCTTGGCAGAAACAACATCGTTATTGGCCTTGATCTGCTTATTGATTTCGTCGATCATAGCACCAATTTCCAACAGAAGCGTATCGGTGTCCTCAAGGGAAATGGTCTTTGACGGTTCTTTGACCTTCTCAGCAATGCGCTGACGGTTGATTTCAAAGTTACTCTCCAACAGGGCGAGTTTTTCCTGATACGCAGTCAGATCAATCGTCGGCATAACGTCACTGGCATTACCTTGAAGCACCCGGACAATCTCTCTGGTCTCTCTTTCATACACAGTCTGGAACTGCCCAAGATCACGGATGTCCTGCTGGTACTGAGCGTCAAAGGTAGCCGCAATATCCGCCTCGAAGTTTGCCGGGAGCTTCTGCTGGCAGTACGGGCATTTTCCACCCGCTGCACCGGCATAATGTGTATGACCATCACGGACCCAATCGGATGCTGTGTCACCGAGGGCCTTCATAAATTTTGCGAAAGGTGTATCGCTGCTGCTGACAATCATTCTATCGAGCAGGTCCTTTCCGGGAAGACTGCCGTAGGTGGTAGCAGCGGCTTTTTTGAACTCCGTATACGCTCTGGCTGAATCGTCAAAAGCTACGTCATAGAGACGCTCCAGCTCTGCCAGATCGTGATCGGTCGGTTTTGTTTCTCCAAGTACGGCCTCGGCAAAGTTCTTCTTTTGCTTCTTGCCGTCCATGCACTTATCGAAGCGTCTGCGGATTTCCGCAGTCTTTGAAAAGCAGGTGTCCTGAAACTGCGTCAGCGCAGATGCAAGGCCATCTGTTTTCTTTTTATGCTCATCAAGAGCTGTCTGACGAGCATCCATTTTCTGCTTTTTCTGATCTGTGAGTTCAGCGATCTTCTTTTTAGCCTCGATATCCTCTTCACCGAAGATAAAGACGCCTTTGAGATCACCGTAATTTACAAAGTTGTCGTTGATGAAATCCTGATTATAAACGAGCACATCATAGTCGTCGGCGGTTTTGCCGTCGGCCCAGACAACTCCGTCATCCTCCGCAATGGCGTGAGCGATAGAAGATTTTCCCGCTCCGTTATTGCCATAGAAGAAGTTGACGAACGTGAGCTCATCAATCGGGACATCTGTAAAAGTTGCTCTGTTGAGCGTGATATTCGTAATTGCTGAAGGTACCTTACGCTGCATTCAATTCACCATCCTGCTTCCAATCTCAAAGCTCATTCCTGAATTTTGCCTTTGCGGACCCATTCATCAACTTCAGAGATTTTGAATTTATATCGTTTGCCAGCCCGGTACACGGGCAGCTTTCCTTCTTTAATCCATGTGCGAACTGTATCTTGACTGATGCTCAGATGTTCTGCTACATCTTCCAGATTAACCCACTTCTCGACCTGCATTTCTTCATACTCGTGACTCATCGTATTACCTCCATTTTTCTACAAGAGTTACGATTCATATAATCCGAACTCCAGCTTTCTGCAATGCTTCAATGAGATTTATTTGTTTCAGTGCCCAATGTGTACGGTTCAGTTCATTAAACGATCTGGCCCCGCCGATGCCAAGTTCAAAGCACTGCTCATTTAAAATCTGTTGGGGGATCGCCGTTATAATCGTGTAGTAGATTTTGATCCCGTTGTCCTGAATCTTAACGTCCTTCACAAACCCGAAATAAGCATCTTGGGCATCGTCCGTTTTCCCGTAGGAATGGTTCTCGTCAGCGAAGATGGCCGGGTATCGTTTCAGCCCCTCGATAGCTTCTGACGTGAGGGACGCATATTTTGATTTCAGCTCATCGTTTGTGCTCTCGGTCAAGGCACGATCCTTGGGAACCAGAAAATAGTTGTCCTCGAACTTCTCGCCAAGAATCACAAACAGATGATAGAAGTCTGTGTTAAAGGTTATTCGTGCTCTGTTCTCGCCACGTCTTGATCTGGGATCATTCAGCATTACCGTGATATTGTTCTCCACGGTATCAGCGTGAGCAACGAAATTGTTATTGCCTCCTGATACAGTGATCTCGGTGGTTTTCCCCGGCACCGGGAGATTACCGGAGGAATTGACCGGTAAATTGTCACTCATCTTGTTTTCCTCCGTTGTTTATCGTCAGCTTGTCAACGTGCTGATAGAAGCTGTTGTTACCGCCAGAGATGTTGATGTTGAAAAACGTCGGATTGTTGTTCACCATCTGCTGAGTCACCGGAGGTGTGTCCTGACCGACTGCCTCCGAAGCATCATCTTCAATAGGCTCGTCAACGACCTCTGCGGTTATCGTTTCCTTAGTATCAACGGTGTAGGTCGTCAGGCTATCAAGAAGGCCTTCACCCATATGTGCGGTGTACTTTCTTGGAGCTCGGTCGTTTGATGGACACCAAACATCATAGGTCTTTTTGCCTACAGCATTGTCTCTCCGATTCATAACAACGTAGTGCCAAACGCCAAGAAGAAATGACGGGAGGCATACTTCCTTGAGGTCGCCAAGTGCGGCCTTTTTCTTTTTCTCTCCATTCGGCCCGATATAGAACTCGTCACTGGCTTTGATGGTCTGATCCTGCTGAATCAGGTCTATGAGGGCACGGACCAGATTGACATCCTTATGAACCGTCTCGCCTACATCGAGGAAGTCATTTACAAAACCGATCATCCCGTTCAAGGCCGTTTGATAGTCCGTTCTCACTACGGAGTCAAATGCTGATAATACCTGTTCGTCATCAAATGGCAGGTATGTGCTATTCGATGTCTTACAGGCTTTGTAGTTGTTTGCCGTGCCTTTCAGATTTTCCTTGCCGGGATCTGCGTAATCAGGATTGATTACCCTGATCAGGCCAACCAGCACTTCTGGATCTGACAGGCCGTCGCTATCACCAGAATAATGTTCTCTCGCTTTCATTCGTTGCCGGAGGGCTTGTAACACCAACGTGAAGAAGGTGCCTCCGCACAGGCGAGGATATTCGTTTATTGTCACAGGTTGTCCCTCCGATTGACAGTCATTTACATGCCGAAAAGTGGTGGCTGTATCGGATTCGCAAACCCTAACAAACCCCACTAAAACACATTATAGCACAAAAAACCCGAAATTACAATCCCATGCAATGAACTCTATATGGCGAGAGTTTAAAAACTTTTCTGGTCGCTGACCTTATTAACCTTAGCAACTATGGCAGCTGACCTTCTGAACGATTGGATAGGTCTTGTGGAAACCCCACAGGACCTTTTTCCTTCGGTGGTTTCCACAAATCTGCAAACCATTGGAGGAAAAAGAAATGGCAAACAAAGACAATCGTTACTTTATCCCGGTCGACGGGACCCCTATCGAGGTCAGCGAGGAAGTTTACAGGGCATACTATCAGCCCATCTGGAACACCCGCTACCATGCCCAGAAGAACGGCGAGTGCCGCTGCACCAAGGCCCAGCTTTGGAAGTGCGACGGTGTTTGCCCCGGCTGCCCGTTTTACGCTGCCGGTAAGAAGGTCTCCATCGATACGCCTATCGGCGGCGAGGATGATGAGCTTACCCTTGGCGATACGCTGGCCGACAACGCACCGTCTGCGGAGTCCATCCTTATGGATAAGGAACTGCTTGACGCTCTTTACGACGAGCTGAACCGCCTTGACCCGGACGGCAGACGCATCTGCGAACTCATCATGCAGGGTAAGACGGAGCGTGAAATCGCTACCGACATGGGCAAACGCCAGTCGACCATCAACTATCAGAAGAACAAGGTGTTCTCCATTCTGCGTGAAGCCCTGAAGGACTTCATCTAATACCCCGAAATGGCCGCCGTGGAAGAAATTCTGCGGCGGTCAAAATTTATTTCAGATTTTTTCGTTCAAAACCCCGGTTTCCCTCCAGTGGGTACTGAGGACAGCAAAACAACACAGGTCCTCAGAAAGGAGGAACCGCCAATGAGTGAGTCCAGACCCAACAAGGCCGTCATCGATGAAGAACTTATCGGAGTGCTTACGGCAATCAGCGTAATGTCAAGACGTCTGGCGAGGAAGCTGATCCAGCTGAACCAGACAAGCCAATCTCAGGAAGGAGGAAAACAGGATGAGCAAAACGAGCGAAATGGAAGCGACCATCAGAGAGTTACGGGATATTGCATCTTCTATTAACGACATCGCCAACTGGCTGACCGGCGCATTCAGTGGCACCGAGGAAGCGACCCCTGCTCCGGAACCGGAAAAGGCCCTCACCCTCGAAGAGGTCAGAGCGATTCTGGCAGAAAAGTCCCGTGCTGGTTTCACCGCTCAGATCCGTGACCTTCTCATGAAGTACGGTGCCAAGAAGCTCTCCGAGGTTGACCCGGCCAGCTACAAAGCCCTCGTAGCGGATGCGGAGGTGCTCGGAAATGGCTAATCACGCACTTCTCTCCGCATCGTCATCGCACCGGTGGCTCAACTGCCCACCTTCGGCAAGGCTCTGTGAAGGCTACGACGACAAGGGCAGCGATTTCGCAGCCGAAGGCACTGATGCCCACGCCCTCTGTGAGTTCAAGCTCCGGACGGCACTCGGCATGGATGCCAAGGACCCGACCGAAGACCTCTCTTGGTACAACTCCGAAATGGAGGAATGCGCCAACGGATATGTGGCCTTCGTGATGGAGCTGATTGAAGAGGCCAAAAAGACCTGCCCGGACCCCGTGGTCCTGATTGAACAGCGGCTCGACTACTCCAAGTACGTCGAGGAGGGCTTCGGTACCGGCGACTGCGTCATCATCGCAGACGGGACGCTGCACATCGTGGACTACAAGCACGGCAGAGGTGTTCTGGTCGAGGCCGATGACAACCCGCAGATGAAGCTGTACGCCCTCGGTGCTCTGGAGTTGTTCGACTGCATCTACGACATCGATACCGTCAGCATGTCGATCTACCAGCCCAGACGATCCAACGTCAGCACCTTCACCATTCCGAAGGAGGACCTCTACGAGTGGGCCGATCAGGTTCTGGCCCCGACCGCAGAGCTTGCCTTCAACGGAGACGGTGAATACCACTGCGGCGAATGGTGCCAGTTCTGCAAGGCCAAAGCTGACTGCCGTGAAAGAGCCAACGCCAACATGGAGCTTGCCAAGTTCGAGTTC